CCTCTAAAGGTAGATTTACTTAGTAAGCATATATTTGATCACGCAGAAAAGGTTGTATTGCTCTCTGCTACTATTGTTGGAGTTAAAAGTTTCGCTAGGTCACTAGGTATTAGTGAAGATAATTTTGACTATATTAACATTGAGAGTGATTTTGACCCTAAAAAATCTCCTATCAACGTATATAAAGATACTCCTTTGAATGCTAAAAACTTGGTATCTACATTACCTAAGTTAGTTGAGAGGATTGAAGGATTACTCGATCATCATCCAAATGAAAAGGGTATTATACATACCCAGAGTAACAATATTACAGAATATATTAGAGACTTTATCAACGATAAGTATCGTGGTCGGTTGTTATTTAGAGAACCAGGTGTTAGAAATGAAGCTCTGCTTGAACAACACGCATCAAGTGATGAGCCTACTGTGCTCGTGAGCCCATCAATGACATATGGAGTTGATTTGAAGGGAGATTTAGGTAGGTTTCAGGTTGTAGTTAAGTTACCTTTCCTACCATGGAACGATAAACGAGCAGAAAGAATACGCAAAGTAGATGAAAAATGGTATACTCACAAAATGCTCTCTAACTTGATACAAGCTTGCGGTAGGACGACCCGTGGTAAAGATGATCACAGTACTACCTATATAATGGACTCAACGTTTTTGCGTATTTTAGATGTATATAATGAAGATATACCTTCTTACTTCTTGAAACGCCTATGAAAATATAGCGAGTTTAATAAATATTATTATTGAAAACACAATACTACGGTTTTGAAATTAAAGATATTATGAGGCAGTTTGTTTCTGCTTTCAATAGTATCATTATTAATAGGTATAACAAAGATAGAGCAGTACAAGAAAGAGTTCAAGCTAACTTTGTTTATTCTCCTAAAGAAAGAGTAATACATGATTTGGTGAATAAAAACCAACATCTGAAATTACCCGTAGTAGCTGTGTCAATGAGTAGCGTATCCAGGGATAATGAACGTGTGTTCAATAAAATCCCTGGATTTTATATATCAAAAGCCCCGTCTGTTAGTGGTGGATCTTTTGATACCAACTTTATGCCCACGCCTATACCTGTTAATATAGGGGTTAATATGGATATATTAACAAGGTTTCAAACTGATATGGATCAGATTCTTAGTAATTTTATTCCATACAATAATCCTTATATTATTATAAGCTGGAAAGTGCCTAGTTCTCAAAATTTAGTTAGTGATCTTGAGATTAGATCTGAAGTCCTGTGGTCTGGTAGTATTACTCTAGACTACCCAACAGAGGTTTCCGGTACTCAGCCATATAGAGTGTCAGCTGCTACTTCCTTTACGATTAAAGGATGGTTGTTTAAGAAGAATGTCGATAATAATGTCGCTAATATCTTTACAATTGATCAAACATTTGTACCAGTAAGTGGTTTTGAATATGAGTAGATTTATAAAATACAATTCAGCACTAACTAGTGTAACGAGTTTTAGTGGTAATTTTGATAATATTGAATTATCTGGTAGACCACAGTTTACAGGTGACTTTAGAACTACTTTATTGTGCGGGTTTTCCGCTTCTAAAACATTTGACGGGTATATGTTTACAAGTGTAACAAGTGTTATGTTGAGTTCTAGTAATAACACTAATATATTTGACGCGGGTTATACGTTATCTGCTTATAATTTTTATAATGAGCTTACTAGTGTTAGTACTAATATGACACCATCTACTTCAATCTCTGCAAATTATCCTGAAGTTAGTGGTTTTCCTATTACTACATATACAATAAATAATGATAATACGTTTACAATATCATTTCCTACAGTAACTGCTACTGGAACAGTAGATGTTATAGCTATTAATCCAGCTGGATATGGTATTTTTTCGAATGATGTACCAGCAACAAGTGGTATAGTAGTAGAATAAAAAAATGGATACAGGAAAGCAATCAACATTTGGAAGAGGTTTACAGCAATTCATCTCTAGCGCATTACCCTATAGATCTCCCGCCGCTATTATTGACGATGTACAAGGGCAGAACCCTAAATTTAAAGATTTTTACAGTGCAGGCTCTCTTAGAGGTGATTTGTTATCTAAACACTCTATAGTAACCCCTAAAGTTCCTGAGTCTGATCAACCTATAGGTAACTTTTTAGCAGATAGAGCGTACAATCAGTTAATGTACGCTAACTTAGACGTCGATAAAGGTCGTCGTTTAAGGGATTATAGAGTGATGGCAGCTTTTGCAGAGGTATCTGATGCATTAGATGAAATTTGTGACGAGTTCTTGTGCGAAAACGACATGGGTAATATTATTGAACTCCAATTCAGAGATGTTTTCGATTATGACCCACTAGTGTATAAACAATTACAAGAAGAATTCGATAAATTCATTAATATTTTTGAATTAAAAGAAAAAGGATGGGAATATCTTCGATATCTCCTTATTGACGGAGAATTATATTTTGAAAACATAATTCATGAAGACTATCCTGATAGTGGTATACTTGGAGTGGTAAATATACCCACTCACATCATTGATCCTGTATATGATAACTATCAAAACATGTCTGTTAAGGCATTTTTGTTGCGTAAATTAAAACATCATAAAGATGAAAGAGAAGCTCCTACCGCAATGGTGAAGGATAAAGATTTTATCCCGCTTGATAGAAATCAAGTTACTTATATTAATTCTGGTACATGGAATGAAGATAAAACCTTTAGAGTTCCGTTTATTGAAAATGCTAGAAGAGCTTATAGACAATTAACTCTTATTGAAGACTCAATTATTATATATCGATTAGTTAGAGCCCCGGAGCGTTTAGTATTCAATGTCGATGTAGGTAATATGAGTCCACCAAAGGCTGAGTCTTACATGCGAAAGTTGATGCAAAACTATTGGTCTAAGAAAACATTTAATTTAGATCAAGATAAAAGAGTTAATTCGTTTAACCCGCAATCAATTCTTGATGCATTTTGGTTTCCAAAGAGAGAAGGTAGTGAAGGTACAAACGTAACAACATTACCAGGTGGTCAGAACCTAGGTGAGTTACAAGATTTAGTTTACTTTGTTAAGAAGTTATACAAAGCTTTAAAAGTTCCTACTAACAGAGCAGAGCTAGAGAGTTCATATCAAGCTGATGCTAATGTTTTAAGAGAAGAGCTCAAATTTGCTAACTTTATTGTGAGGTTACAAGCAAAGTTCGCTAAGGGTTTGAAAGAATCTTTTGTTACTCATCTTAAGCTGAAAAATTTATGGAAGAATTTTGAGTTAAGAGAAAATGCTTTTGATTTAACATTTACTCCTCCTCGTAATTATTATGAATTACGTAAGCAACAAATACTCGACCTTAAGTTGAATAACTTTAATAGTATAACTCAGAATGAGTCTATAGCTAAAGGATACGCTCAAAAGATATTCCTTGGTTGGAATGACGAGCAAATCAAAGCTAATAGAGAATGGCTACGCAAAGATGCTGCTCTACAGCACGAGATTGCTAAAATACAAGAAGGTGGTAGTGATTGGAGTTCTGGTGGTAGCGCGCCAATGGCAGGCGGAAGTGCTGTTGATCAGGGCGAAGAAACTCCACCAGAGTTTGGACCTGCTCCTACAGAACCAGCCGGAGAAGAGCCTCAAGCACAAAGCCAACCGCAAGAGACCCCTCCGGAAGCCTAAATAATTATAATGGCAACTACAACATGGTCTGACTCCTTATTAAGTGGGGGTAGTGAATTATTCTCTACCAATCTAGCTAATAAAATTAGTAGCTATCAGAGTTTAGCAGATAGAATATGCTATGACTTAGGATACCCTTTAGTTAATTTAGAGATTCACGGTCGCCAGCTTTACACGAATATTGCACGCGCAGTGGAAATGTTTAGTAAGTTCGCTGGTTATACGGAAGAGTTTTTAGTTTTTGATAGTAATTTGTATACACGTGGTAAGGGTCTTAATATAGAAAAGTTAATGACTAATACCCCTGAGTTAACTGCATCATATTCTGAAACATTTCAAACAGTACGTGCCACTACAAATACAGTTGCTACTCTGACATCTGTAAACTTTTTAGCTAATTCTAATGATGAGTTTATTACATTATTTCAGTTTGATGTTTCTGATATTTTAGTTGATCCATCAGAGTATACCTTTACAGTAACCTTAGATGATACAAATACTCAAATTACTAAACTACTATCAGTCGCTACTTCTGGTAATCCAGAAGCTACAGTAAGTGAGAATGAGTTCGGTACTGTATTTACAACTACTAGTGAAATATTTTCATTAAGTACAACTATTGAAAGTAATTTAATCACTATTGGTATGGTACTCAACTCCGATAAAGCTGGCTCTATTGTCGCTAATAGAAATGCTACGGTTATAAGCGATACGACAACAGTATCGTTAACTACAAATTCACCTATTATTGCTAATTTTGACGACCTAACTAAAAGGTATCGTAAAGTTATTGATTTATATAGCTTTGATGAAGCTAGTAATACTAGTGTTCATAATTTATTCACTATCGAACAAACATTAGCGCAACAAACATACTTTAGTTATGCAATGGGTAACTATGGATTTGATTTGATTAGTTGGTATATATTAAAACAATGGTTAGAGACAAGATCTAAAATGCTCTCAATACAGAGAACATTTAAGTTCGATGAAAGAACTCAACATGTTGTCTTATACCCTGAACCTAAAGCAGGAGAGCGCTTCTATGGAGTATTTGGCGCATATGTCGAGAAGCCAATAAGACATATGATTGTTGAGCCATGGGTGTTTCAATATGCTTTAGCATTAACTAAAATAACAATAGGTAGAGTTCGAGGTAAGTTTGGTGGTACTCAGTTATTCGGTGGTGGTACTCTTGATACATCACTACTGCAAGAAGGTCTAGCAGAGAAAAAAGAGTTGGAGCAAATGCTTTTAACAGGTACACCGGGCTTCGGTGATGCTGCTCCACCTAGTTTCTTTGTAGGATGATACATAAAAAAGGTAATTTTAAAAAAGGTCTATATAGACCTAAAAATAGAAATAAGTACGTAGGCCAAAAGCACCCTGAGTATCGTAGCTCATGGGAACTTCACTTCTTTCAATGGTGTGACCGCAACCCTAATGTATTAGAATGGGCAGCTGAAGCGGTAGTTATACCATATACTTCCCCTGTAGACAAAAAAGTCCATAGATATTTTGTTGATAACATATTAATACTAAAGGAAGGAAATAAGAATGTAAAATACCTGGTTGAAATTAAACCTTTCAAGCAGACAATGCCACCTATTTTCTCAAGAAGAAAGAAAAAAGAAACATTATTACATGAACAAGTCACTTACGAAGTTAATAAATCAAAATGGGATGCAGCAAACGATTGGGCCAACAAAAATGGGTATAAGTTTATAATATTAACTGAGAGAGAATTATTTCCTGAGAAAAAATAGTAGTATAGTATAAATATTTAATAACAATGGCATTTAAACTTTTAGTAGAAAAACCGGATCTTAG